CTGGTCGAGGTCAACAACAAAGAGATCGAGCTATCCGACGTGACAAAGCAGCTATTGGACGTGCGGTACGATCAAGTGAGAAATGCTGAAGGAACCGCTAAGATGATGATTGTGGCGTTCGCTGTAACGAAAGAGGATTACAAAAAGATTCTGGCAAGGGCAATACCAAAACGCATAGGGGATTACGTGAAAGAAAAAATCCTGAACGAGGTAAAGAGTGTTTAGACCATTCTCAGGGGCGTTTTTGGACTGCGAATGCCCGGTTGAGCTTGACGGCGAATACTGCTCCCATTCGTGTTTTTATTGCTATGCAAATATAAGTAAGCCTAACAGAAAAGCGGACATTCAGGGAATTACGCGACAGCTTGCGAATATGCATGAGGACAATTCAACAGAAGCTGTATTGATGAAACAGGGATACCCGGTTCTCATATCCAACCACGTCGATCCGCTAAGCCGATCAAATGATTTCATGCCAGGAATTATTCAAGCAATGTATGATGCTGGGTACAATATGGTCCTGCAAACAAAACTTGCTGATGATATTTCGTCCGTGGTGTCTGACGATCATAAAATCATGTGGGCGGTGACTATCGACTCAGATAAAGATGACTGGGCTAAGAAGATTGCGCCAGGAGCCCCAATAATTTCCACACGCCTGAAGCATATTGAAAATCTTGTAAAAAAAGGCCATAAAGTTGTCGTTTTGATGTCGCCATACATGGAAGAATGGTTTGCTGACATCATATTGTTTGTTAAAAAATTGAAAAGCCTTGGCGTGTCCGGTATATGGGCTGAACCGTTACGATTTTCAAAACAAGGGTACGAGAAAAACGTCAAGAAAAAAGACCTACTGACCGAAGATCAGCTACAAGATGCGTATTCGTCCAAGCCTCATCTGGGGAACCTTGTTTATGCGTGTGAAAATGCTAAAATGCCATTCTATTCTTCATACTATGGACCTGTGGGAAACATTCTTGACGGCATTCAAAAGCTGTATCCAAAATACATGCCGACCATGCAAGAATACTTAGGAAACGCTGAAGAGGGCGAGTTAATATGCTATGATGAGTTTATGGAATATGCTGAGCCGCTACTGCCAAAAGGAGTGTTTAACCTACGTGACTACATTGTCCAAAATGATAAAGACGATAATGTCAAAAATTTCAAGATTCCAAACAATCTACAATACAAAGACCTAATAAAAATCATGTGGGGAAATATCGAGTACGTTGGAAAGCCGGGCTTTCAGTCAAGGTTTTCGTTGCATTCAAAATTTCAGTTCCTGTCGTATGTAACCAACGAAAAAGGTGACTATGGCCGTATTAACGGGAAACCGCTTTACATATTAAACCGGCAAGGAGATTTTGCCGTGGACATTTCCGAATATACAGGGGGGTAACATGCCGAAACCAAACCCAGGTGCTACACGAAAAGGAGGCTCGAAAATTGGCAGGTTCGCTGCCAAAGTCGGCTCAAAAATCAAATCTGGAGTCAGGCGCTTAGTAAACAGATTTAGCATTGATCCGACTAAAGGCGGAATTTTCGGGTAAACCATGAAGACAGCGCCCCAAAAAGAAAGCAAAAAGGAACGACAAAAAGCGGGCAGAAAGCCGGAAATTCTCGCTGACTCCGATAGAGTTGAACGAATCCTGAATGCTATCCGCTTGGGGCTGTCTATTCGAGACGCCTGTGAATACGCAGGTATCGGCACAACATCATACTATGAGATCCAAGAAAAAGCTAAGGCGGGGATGGAGCCCTACGCCTCATTTGCGGAACAACTAAAAAAGGCCATGATCGAACGAGAGATGCGGCTCTTGGCCAATCTTGAACAGCACAATGCAAACTGGCTGGTGTCGGCGTGGCGTCTTGAGCGGATGTTTCCGGAAAAGTATGGCCGAATACGTCACGAGCTGACTGGTGCTAATGGGAACCCAATCACAATCGTGATAGATGAGTCTCTCAGAGACATTTAAGATCAATTATACCGCTAAGCAAAAAGAAGCGAACCGGCTACTGGCATTGCGGTCTGCGTCTCATGTTTTGCTGTATGGCGGCGTCCGGTCTGGTAAATCATACGCGATATGCTGTTTTCTAATCATGCGTGCCTTGCTGTACCCCGGCGTAAAGCAGGTTGTATTCCGAAAGACCTATACCGACTGCGCAAATTCGCTGTGGTTGGAGACAATGACGCCGTTGCTGGAGGCGCTGGGGTCGCAGTACGTGCGGATTTACAAGCACTCAGCGGCTGCGGAGTTTAGCAACGGCTCGCTCATCAGAATTGGCGGTCTGCATCCGGGCGAAATTGACAAAGCTCTTGGTGTCGAGTATGGGACAATCTACGTCAACGAAGCATCTGAAGTGCACTGGCGAAACGTGCCGGTTCTGGAGACACGGCTAAACGATCGATCGGTAAACATGCACACCAAGCAAGTAATCGTTCCGAAGATCATATTTGACTGCAACCCGCCAACGTCACGCCATTGGCTTTATAGTCTGTTCATTCGCAAGGTCAGCCCGGAAACCGGTGAGCCGCTGAAAGAGCCGGACAAGTATGTCAGTCTTCAAATGAACCCAGAAGATAACAAAGAGAACCTTGCGGCAGGTCTATTGGACACGCTGCGCAGCATGAGTCCGGCAAACAGAAAGCGATTTCTTCATGGCGAATTTGGCCAACTAAGCGGGCTGGTGTACGACAATTTTGACCCAGAAGTGAACGTGATTGACGACATTGTCGGGAAAGAGTTTGATGAGTGGCTGAAAAAAGGTCGGATATTCAGGTCTATCGACTTTGGCTTTGTGCATCCATTTGTCTGTCTGTGGGGGCACTTAGCGTCAGACGATACACTCACGATTTTCAAGGAGCGGTCTGTCGCTGGAGTGACGATTGACATTCATGCGCGGGAAATCATTGCGGAAAGCGCTGGCATGAAGATAGAGGCCACGTGCTGTGACCACGATGCCGGAGAGCGAGCGTTATTGGAAAAGTATGGCATCCGGTCGGTTCCCGCTCAGAAAAACGTCCGGGCAGGAATCAATGCGTGCCATACACTCATCGGGCTGGGAAAGATCAAAATCTTTCGGTCATGCACAAAACTCATCGACTCGTTCTACAGCTATCAATGGAAAGACAAAACGGTTAAAGAAGAGCCCGTCAAAGAAGACGATGACGAACAAGACGCGCTGCGATATTTGGTGCAGACGTTCTTGTCGCGCGGGCCGGCAATCACCGCAAAGCCGGTGGCATGGCTGTAATGGTTGACGCCATAGAGAAACAAATGCTGGGGGTTACGTGACCAAAGAGCAGCTTGTCAAGATCGTGATATCCCAAAAGATGCCGGGATACCATGAGAACATGCCGCGCTGGATATTCCTGCGCCGCGCGCTAAAACGTGACCTGCTGGGCTCTGGGGCAAACGTCGATGCAGGGCCTGAGATCACGCCCGCATTCCTGTCTGTAAAGCCAACCGCTGTGGAAATCAAAGAATCGCAAATCGACCTGACAAACGTCTCTCACTTGGTCAAGTTTCCATACGAAAGCAGTGTCGCATACGCACAGCGGTTCATGCTCGCAGTGGATGGCGGCGAATCATACCGCGTGCTGACAGAGTTTATTGGGCACCTGCTCCGGCCAGGTTATTCGCTGAATCTTGGCGGTTTTACAGAAGAATGGCAGACCGCTATCCGCGAGAATTTCGACGGACAAGGAACAGATTTTAAGGCAATGCTGGCCGATATGGTGACAGAGCTTGCTGGTATCGGCAAAGGGTATTATCTGACGATGACGAATCCTGAGACGGGAATTCCATACACCAGGATCATTCCACGCGAAAAAGTGTTCGATATTGGCCGCATCGGCGATGAAGTCAGCTATGCGATATTCGAGTATGAGGATGACCAGAGAGACAACGAGCTGTTCTGGGTGCGCGATAATAGGCGGTACGTAGTGCTTGCTTTGCCTGACACGTGGTACTTTGTAGATGCTAAGGGCAAGCAGGTTGTCAAAGAAGACTCCAATGCGCTGGGTATTGTGCCGATGGTCGAGGCGTGGCATGACGCTGAAGGGTCGTCGCTTGTGGACGCGGTGGCAAAATTGCAATACTTGATTATGAACGCAGAAAGCGTTCTGGCTCAAAAAGTGCGCAATCAGGGCATTGCCCTTCTGTATGGTCCCGAAGGAACGCGCGAACAACTCGCTACCGTGAGCACGAACAAGGTGGTAGAGATTTCCAGCGGCGCTACTGTTGGACTCGGTTGGGCGGCGTACCCGGCATCATCATTGGACGGGGACTTTCGCTACATCCAATTGCTGATCGAACGCATGACCAGTCTGTCAGCCACACGAGCAAACGGCGAGGCGGTGCGCCAAAGTGGCGAATCAAAGCTGTGGGATTTTCTCGCTCAGAAAAGCATTCTCGAAATGATTGCAGATTCTACAGAAACAGCCGTTAACCAAGTGCTGACAATGTGGGAGCGCTACGCAGGCATCCCGCACGTCGAAAAGCGTTTTGTGTTAAAACGGTCATACGATGTGCGCGCTCTTAAGGACACACTTGAACTCATAATGACTGCGATGTCATTGCAGCTGGGTAAGAGTGTGGACGAAAAACTGAAAACCGCCGCGATAGAAAGCTTGGTCAGCCTTGGCGTGACGATGACGCCAGAGGAGATCGAGCAGGCGGCTGCGGAGCGTAAGCAGAGAGAGCAAGACAGAGAAAACGCAGCTACAATAACCGGCCTATTAAGCGAAGTAATGCAAACGGCACAACAAGAAATCACAAAGGAGTAAGCTATGGAAGAAATCGAAAAATTGATGAAGTCTGTGGTGGAGGGTCTCAGCAGCCTGAGCCCATCTATGCCGCCCGAAGAAGCCGCGCAAAAGCGCGAAGCTCTAATCAGCGGGGCGGTAAACGCGCTGAAAAACCTGGTCTTCACTGTAGAGAACAATGCCAGAAACAGCGCGCGCGCTCAGCACTACGGAGAGATCAAAAAGAAGCTGGCATCGTTAGCGCCGGACGTGTTTCAAAGTGTGTCTGATGACATGAAATGGGAAGACATGGTGACCAAGCTCGTGGGGCAACGCAAGGAAAGCATCAAAAAAGAGCCGCAGGAAACACCAGAGCAGTTACGCGCCCGGCTGCAATTAGAGTTTGAGCAGAAACTCAAAAAGGAAAAGGAAAACCTTTTGATTACGGCCGCGCTAAACGAAATCGAAGCATCGGCAATTGTGAACAAGCTCGACGATAACTACAAGGGCATATTCCGCGCTGCAATTCAGTCGGAGCTTGTTCCAGAGATTCAGAACGAACGAGTGGTTTTCAAGACGAAAGAAGGCGAGTACCTGTCAGAAAATGGTACGTTTGCGACGCCAAAGGCTGTGGCCGCATTCTTGCTCAAGAAGTACCCACGCCTGATTGCCGAAAGCAAGCAGAGCCCGCAGCCGCCGCGCGGAGATATTGACGCAAGCTCTGCGTCTCTCACGCATGACAAAAACGGCAGGCCACTTGACCGCCTCAAGGCCGGAATTGCAGAGCTAAGGCTGGCAAAGTAGCGTGAGCGCGAAAGGACATAAACAGTATCGCAAGACAGTCAAAAAAGCGATCAAAACGCATACGCTGTCGGTAGTGGATGAATTCCTCAGCGCAACGCGCGTTTGGCCGTTTGCCGCTCGTCTCAAGTTAGCATGGGGCATTCTGTGCAAACGGCGCTGGGCTGAGGGCGAAGTATCAATCAAAAACGAAAAAGGGGGTATCTATGGCACCAAGTGAGCTGTACGTTGTGCTTGAAGAAGATGGGTCGTATCTGCGCACCGAATCTTTAGCTGCACGGGCAGAAAGAGCGCGATTGGAAAAAAAACGTGTGTATCCGTTAGCAATTCAGAAAACAGCTGATGGGTACATCGGTGTGTGCGACCAAGGCACGCTAATTGTCACGCCGGGAAAAAAGGAGTGGCGGCCAGCGAGTTCAGCAGACGAGACACAAAAGACCAAAAAAGAAAAAGGTTGACGCGCAGAGCTAACGTCACCAAGTCAATTTATCAACACGTGGCCTGACGTGCAGGCATGAGCGCAAGCTCCGACAACTGGCTCCTAAAGAGCGGGCGAAAGCCCCGAAAATCGGCCCTTAAAGGGCGGGCGAAAGCCCCGAAAAAATCTAACACAGGAGACAAAAATGGGTATTGGATTAAACCAAATTGCACAAGCTACTGAGTCCAATTTGCGGGCGGGGGTGATCGAGCATATTATCGACACTTTTCCGTTCCTCAACTTGCTCACGTTTGTGGAAGCGCCATCCATGCGCTATGAGTGGAGCGCGCGTAAAAGACTGATTCAGGCAGGATTTCGTGGCCTGAACGACAATTATACGCCGGGGCAAAGCGAGTATGATCGTGCGCAGATTGATCTCAAGCCGCTTGGCGGGGAGTTCCGCATTGACCGCTTGCTTGCAGACATACCAGACATCAACCGCGATGCTTTTATTCAAACAGAGCTGCGCGGTCTGTCTATTGCAACGGCAATGGCTTTCAAAAAGTTCATGATTAAAGGCAATCGTGCTGCGGATATGCGCCAATTTGACGGTCTTGAGCGCTGGGCGACCGAGGGGCTTATCCCAACGACTGATTTGGCCGCTGCGGGTACAGATTTTCACACGCTTGGCGGTAAAGCCACAATGAAAAAGCTCGACGAATGGCTGAACAGCTTAATCGTCCGGCCGGATGTGATTCTGGCAAACAGGACGCAGATTTCAGACCTGAACACGTTGGCCGTGGCGACTGCCGCAAACAACGCGTTTGCAACCGTTTTTCAGACTGGCACGGTTACTCTGCCAAACGGTCGTCAAATTCTTACAGGATCGTACCGTGGCATTCCAATGCTGGCTGTGGATACAGATGGCGAAGGCAACGAGATTCTGGCTTTCAATGAGCCAAGCCCGGACGGCTCAGCGTCAAATTGTTCTTCAATGTACGCTCTGGTACTTGGCGACAACTACACGACAGGCATTCAGCAGACCAATGCCGGGCCGCGTGTGTTCCGTTACACTACAGATGCTGGTCACGTTGCAGTCGCTGTGGATTGGCCTACTGCAATTGCGGTTGAGCACCCGCGTGGTGCTGCACGTTTGCGCGGTATTAAGGCAGCAGCGTAAGGAGGCAGTATGTACATTAGCAAACAAAGTTTGGTCGATGCGAATTTGGTTGTTGCAGCCAGCCAAAACGTCACAGCTACAGACGTTGGCAAAAATGCCGGTGGTTCAGCGATTGTTCTTGACCTTGACAATTTCAAGAATCAGGCTCTCATGCTGAACGTGCGCGCCAATTCTTCTGCTGCCAATACAGATTTCGCTATCGACATGGAGTATTGCAACGCGCAAAATTTTTCGTCTGGTGTGATTGCCGAACGCGCGATTAACGATGCCAGCGCGGCGGCTCGGACAACAGCGTTCGCGTTCAACCCTGTAGCGATAACGCCAAAGGCACGCTACGTGCGGATCAAATTTAACCGCACTAACGGAAGCTACACCGGCCTTGACGCATGGCTGACACCTGCGTGCTGACGTAGCATGACATACGCAACCGCGCCGGAAGCAGACGCCTTAGCCTTGAGCATGGGCGAGATTGAGTTTCTCGCCTGTGACGACACTGGCATAAAGCTAACAGCGGACGGCGCGGGAGATGCGACCACAAACACTTTCACTTTTGATGCGTTAACAGTTCCGAACGGTCTGGAGAAGTATCATATCATCCAAAACGGCAGCGAGCTTATGCTTGTGACTGATGCGCCGTATTCCGGTGATGCTGGGTCTGTGACAATTCAGCGCGGAGCGTACCAGACCACACCGACGCCGTGGGTGGACAATCAAGTCATGTCTGTACGAAATCATGCAAAGATTGCATTGCTGGAAAAGGCGACGACGGAGATTGTCGCTTACCATCGCCAGTATTTGTCTGAGGGGTTATGGTTCTATGGCAGTCCGCTTCTGAAGCGCGCGTGTGCGTGTCGTGCAATGTACTTGTACAAGTACCGCGAGCCTTTGGGCATTGCTGAGTGGATTCGCAATTTGACATTTGGCTCATACTCTGATGGCGTGCTTTCTACGTCCGGCGCTGCCAAACCGCAGCTTGATGCACGCACAATGAACATCCTGAACGATTTTATGCGTCGCGTTGGCTTGGGGTCATTCGAGTATGGCCGAGCCTGACGCAAAAAAGGTTTTCGAGACATTTTTTGTACGTTACCGAAACCTAAATGACCCGGAATTTGTTTTAAGCGCCGGGCTGCGTGAAATCAAACACCTGACAGACATGTATGGCATTGATTTAGAACAACTACTCGCGCGGTCGGTAAGCCCTAATGCCCTGCAAAGAATGATAGACGAAGCGTTAGACCAGTATGTCAAAGACGTTATTGCTAAGATTGGCCGGCGCGCGAGCGTGCCGCGTTTTGTGCAGTCGCGCACGAGATTAGTGGACAGTCTTTTGCAATGGTGGAATGGCAATGCCGCACGGCTGGCGTCTATGAACGCAAACAACCTGTACTCTAAAGCAGCGCAATTCCGCATGCTGTCCGAAGCATCAATGATTCCGCAAGAGTACATCGACAAAGTGGCTGAGTATACTATAGAGTCTGTGACAATTAACGGGCGCACCTACAACAAGCGATCTTTGGCTTCACTCTGGGAGCGCATGACCGACGCCTATGGCGCTACAGACACAATTCAGTATCGCAACGGGGTCAACTATCCACTGGCTGCCTACGTCGAGCAACGGGCTACGACTACCAAGGTGGAGGCCGCACGATTGGCTACTCTGACAGCAAGCGCGGCAGACGGAATGCTGTTTGTAACAACGAACAAAACAGGGACTATGGATTCCTGCATTTACTACGAAAACAAGCTGATGTTCATCAACGACGAGGCTCGCAAACAGGCACGGAAACTTTTTGGCAATTTGCCAGAGTTTAAGCGCATTCCGACCTGGGGCGAGGTGGTCGCCGGCCCCACACACATGGGCGGGTTTGGCTGTCGGCATGAGTTACGTCCAGTACCGATTCATTTATACAGCAAAGAGCGCGCATTGAACACGATTGCACGTATGGCTCCAGGAGAGGTGCCGAAAAAAATCAATGAGAACGAGATAAAGAAACGGCTTATGAAGAAGCGGAGGCGGTAGTGAAGCGTGTAGAAGTGCTGACAGAGCAAGAGACAGGCGGCGAGCGCACCTACAAAGTGATTGCTCGCGGCTGGGCTGTGTGTGCTGAAGCAGAAAACCGCGTGGTGGACACCGGAAAAGGCATTACTGACTTGAGAGTGTGGACATTGACAACCGCGCTGCCAATCAAATCTGGTCAGATGATTCGTCTGGATGGGGTGCTCTGTCGCGTGTCCATGATTGGCCGCCATGGCATGGCCGGGTTGAGACGATACCAGGCTGTTGAAGAGGACACGTTATGACCAGCACGCAGCGAAATGAAAAGATGTTTCGCGAGATGCGCCGGGCGATAAAAGCTGGGTGCGGCAAAGCGGTGCGGGTCGCATTGCAAGAGTTTATCCGCCAGGTTGAGCCGATGGTTCCGGTGTACTCTGGCACGCTGCGGAACTCAATGCGCGTACGAGCGTCGGGGAAAAATATGTCTGTAGTGATTGGCAATGCAAAAACTGAAAAGTACCTGGCTGTGCAATACTACAAACCACTTAGACACATGGGCTCGCTAAAAGAAGGGTTCCTGAGTCTAAAGGCTATCCCAGCGCCTAAAGCAACGCGCGGAAGACGATCGCCGGCAGCTTTATATGCGGCGCGGTATCGTGCAGCGTTGAAAGCTGGCCTCATGAAAAAATCGCCTGCCCCAACGCCATTTGAGCGCGGTGTCTCTAACAATCAAATCATGGACACAGTGTATGAAGTATTTGTCAATGCTCTTGAGGTAGAAGAATGGTAGCACAGCTTGAAAAATTGCAGGCACAAATTCGCGCGGAGCCGCTAAACAGATTTGTCAATACGAATCTGTCATTTGGCGCACCAATTGCGTCAGACCTGACAGAGAAAGACGTTGCCGGAGGGCGGGCGGTGCTGTACTTCCCGAAACTGATGACTGACAGCGAGCAAATGACGTGGCAGGGTTCCCCGCTCATTAGCCTGAGCGGGTCGATCACGTCGTACCACACAACAGACAAAAAAGCTGTCGAGCATTCTCATTCTTTGCTTGCTTTTTTGGGGTACAAACGAGAAAGCGGCGATGTAGGAAGACCGCCTCGCATGCCATACGCTGTGAATAATGGCGCATTGATTATCCTTGCGATAGAATGCCCTGAAGGCGTTGTGTGCGCGGCAGCTAATGTCGGCACAAACGTGTGGGCGGTCGAGCAACCAGTGGAGATACATTTTGTAGCTCCATAGAAACAAACGAAAAAAGGAGAAACGTATGAACGTCAACAATGCACGCTCACAACAGTATGTCGCATACTGGAAGTCAGCGCAAACAAACACATTTACCGAGCTTGGAATCACCCAAACCGGGACTCCAGAATTTTCCGCTAAAGGAGAGTACGTCAACCTTGAGGACGCGGATCAATTCTTTGGTCGCATCGCGTCAAAACGAGTTGGCTGGACTGTAAGCGTGCGGATTATTTTCAAGGAAGTCAGCTATGCAGAGCTGTATGCACGCATTTTGAAAGGCCAAGTGTCTGAAATTGTCGATGGCGTTATGCGCGCTTACGATGGCGACACAGTGCCTTCAGACATGAACCGCGACGTGGCAGGCGAGCTGCGACTTGTGCCGTTGGGGGCACCAGCGGGAGACCTCAGCGAGTGCATTACAATCTGGAAAGCTGCGCCACAGCTTGACCTGAAATTGGCAGGTGATAGAACCAAGTATCAGACAGTAGAGACTGAGTTTCTGGCTTACCCTGACCCGTCTCGTGCGCGTGTCGGCTTTCCGCTGTCTGCGGCGTACTTCCGCCTTGGCGATCCGCGAGCTTTACCCGCTGATCCCGATTATATCGGCGCAGTGTTTGGCGACCAGCCCATCGCTCCGTACCTGCACACGCCCGCGTTCACGCTGGCCAAGGGCGACCAGAAAAAAACTTTCTGGTACGGTGCGTATCGGGCAAACAAAGCAGGCTGGACTCTTGATGTCAATGGCGCGGTGACAAGCTCTGCAACGACACTGACCTACGATAACAAATCGCAGGCAGGCGAGTCGTATCAAGGAATGTATCTGCGCAATGCGACGACTGGCGAGTGCTATTATGTCGTCAGTGATTCTATGAGCACTCCGACAACCGGAACACTGACGATAAAGCGCAAGGCTTTGTTCTCTCCAAATGCGCCGATTGCAGACAATGAGGTTCTGACAGTACAAGACCCGGATTCGATTGCAATTCTGCCAGTTACCGAGCGCGCGTCATTTGCTTCAAGCGACCCAACAAAAGCGACGATTGGCAATTCAGCGTCCACTGGCAGCTATGTGTTTGGAGACAAAGGGCTGGCGACTCATGTGGCCTCTGGTTCGACAAACTTTACTGCGACCGTAGGCTCGACGGTCTCCAATGCCCTTGTGTGCACCGCGGAGTAAGTCTGTCTTGTGCGCGTCGGTTTTTGGACGTGGGTCAAAGATTGGGTGTCAATCGCTGACCTCATGCAGGTTCAGCGACTGGCCTTGATCGGCTCACGCCAAAAATCGTTTCTCAAGCGTGTGGCGTATCTGTGGCGCATTGTGACAATTCTCACAGATCGCCGCACGATTTTCTCAATTTTCTACTATCGCAAAATCATAGCAGCGTTCAATTACAATGCGTCACCGAATGCTGACATTGCCGACATCGAAGCCATAGAAGCGAAACTTAACTCTGTAGCTTCGGATATAGGAAGCCGGGTAAACAAGTTTCCGCATGAGGTGCTGACGGGAATGGCATTTCAAGAAGTCGATTTGTTTTACCGTAACCTTTTGGCGCGGCATTTAGAACAAGCGCTGTCAAACTTGTCTGCATACCATGCCCCGGAAAGTTATTCTAAGAGCGTGACAGAGCAATTGCGCAAGGTGAGAGCAGAGATAGAACGCCAAAGCAAACCTGTGCTAAATAGCCCAGAACGCGGTCACGAAGTGTTTGAGCCAGTCAAAATTCGCGCTATGTTTGAGAGGTTTGCATGAAGCACTTTGTGTGGAAGATCGTTGTGTGGCTGTTGGTTGCGGTACTGATTGTGCCCGTGGCGCTATTGAAGGAAATTCGGAGTCTGATATGCTTCGGAATTTTTCTGTGCGTTCGGGAATGGCACGCAAACGATCTTTACAAGCGACACGGATGGGAAGCGCGAAAGCTGTATCGTGACCGCACGCGGCTTTCGTATTCGGAATTCCGGGGGTAAGCCATGAGCAAGCAGATCGAATTTGAGTTTACCGTCAACTCGAAGCCGCTTGAGGACGCTTTAGACAACGCGGAGAAGAAGTCCAAAAAGGTCGCAATGTCGATTGGCGACATTGCCTCTGCTGTAGCGTCAGCTTTTGCCGGGTCACGGATTTTCGGTTTCTTTTCGTCTGCCATACAGGAAGCAAACAAGCTGGAAGGTGCTTTGGCAAAAGTGTCGTCTGTAGCGCGTTCCGTTGGCCAGAGCACCGAGGCAGCAAAAAAAGCTGCTCTTTCTCTTGCAGAAGATGGGTTCATGTCAGCGGAGCAAGCCGCGCAATCATTGGCGAACCTCATGCAGGTAGGGTTAAACCTCGACCAAGCTAAGAAGTTTGTAACAGCCGCTAAAGACATTACAGCGTTTGGAAACACCATCGGTGACGCAGCACAAGCTACTGAAGACCTGACCCTTGGTCTGCTTCGTGGGTCTGCGCTGGTCATCGACAATGCGTCGCCTGCTCTAAAGTCGCTGTCTCGTGAGTACGAGCAACTGCTCACTACAAAAGGCAAGGCGGCGGCTGCGCAATACGCATATAACGCTATCCTCAAAGAGTCCGCGAAGTTTTCCGGTGATGCTGCAAAGTCTCTGGACACGTTGCGCGGAAAGACGCAGCAGTACAACGCTTCTATAGACTCACTCAAGGCGGCCATTGGTCAATCGCTACAGCCGGTCATGAAGGCGCTGTATGATGTTGGCATAAAACTGGTCGATGGATTTACCAAGTGGTTTACCAGTCTATCGTCGAATGCTCAAACCATCGTCAGCCTTGGTGTAGCGTTTAGCGCGCTAACGGTGATTTTGGCAGGTCTTTTGCCAGTTTTGACGCTTGTAAAGACTGCGCTGCTGGCTATGTTAGCCAATCCAATCGTTTTGGCGATCACTGGCGTCATTGCCCTTGTAACAGCAATTGGCGTCGTTATTGCAAACGCTAATCGCCCACTGGCTGAGCGGGCGGAAATCGCCAAGAAAGCATATCAAGCCGAGCAAGCAGAACTGCAAAAGCTAACCAATACTCTACAGACTCTTGAAAAAGTCCGCAACCGCACTTTAGCACAGGAGCGCGAATTAGCACTGAGCAAAGAAAAGCTACGCGAAAAAGCCAGGGCTCTGGGTCTGGATTATGACGAACTTGTCCGTAAACTTGGCAGCTATGAAAAAGCCATGATTGCTTTAGATCGGCGCGCGCGTGAGAAAGCCGT